GGGTCAAGCAGGGCATACGTATACCGGAAGTAGTACCCCACCTAGGTGGGACGGGTACCCTACCTCGGAATCGCCCAGATGCGCTGCGCCGCAAGCGATGTCGGGCAGGTGCCCCACCTGGACCACGTCCCACCTCGGTTTCAAACTTCCCTACGTTCCCCTACGCGTCTCTCTATTCCTTTATTTGTTTTGATATAGGTGGGGTTAGGTAGGGTACGTGGGGAACAGCCGCTCTGTGACTGGTTTTTGGCGGTACCCCACCACGTCCCACCTTGCTGGTAGGTGGGGAACTGCCTTATGGTGCCTGGCATGAAAGAATTCAAAGTCCGGTTTGAGCCTGCGGACCTCGCAGTGCTGGACCAGCAGGCCGCAGCGGCAGGCATCACCCGCTCTGAGCTGGTGCGCTCACGGGCACTTGTTTCAAATTGTCAACACGGCCTTACCGTTGCTGGTTACCACCGGCTAGTGTCCGATGCGCTAGCCAATGTGCGCGGGGACATCCCACAACGCATAGTTGAGCAGCTTGTCGCTTATGTCATTACATGGATATCATCAACATCTCAGCCAAACAGCAACCCGTGATCAACCGGCTTCATGACGCCATGGAGCACGCGCTTGCGTATGCCGCTGCCATCCGCGACAATGCTCAAGACGATCAGCAGCCCATCCCTGCTGAACTGGTCAGCTCGTTTGAAGCCGATTACAACCGCCTGGTTTCAATCCTCACCGAAGCCGCCACATGAAACTCATCACCACGCAGGCTGATCTCAGCCATGCGCTGCGCACCATCGCCCCAGCCATCAGCACCAGCAACAGCCACCCGATCCTGAGCTGCTGCCTGATTGCCGCCGATGGCGCAACGATGACCGTGACCGGCTTCAACCTCGACCTGGGCATCACGGTCACCGTTCCCGCAGCCGTAGACACATCTGGCACCGTGGCGTTGCCGTACCGGCTTCTGGCAGGTCTCGTGAGCCGCATGGACGACGGCGAGCCTGTGACGCTGTCAGACGGCGCTGTGACGGCTTCCAGCGGCTCCTATGGCCTTGCTGTGCAGGATGCGGCGGATTACCCGGCATTGCCCGCTGTGGAGGCTCCTAGCGCCGAGCTGGACCTGACCGCTGGCGTGCGTGCCTGCATGGCAGCCGTCAGCACCGATGCCAGCAAGCAGATTCTCCAAGGCATCCACATGGCAGCCGGCTACATGGAGGCCACTGACGGCCATCGGCTCATGCGCGTGCCTGTGGCATTGCCCGGTGGCATTGATCTGGTGCTACCAGCAGCGACCATGAAGCTGCTGCAGGATCGGACGGTGACAGTGGCTGCAGCCAAGGGGCAGGCGGTCATCGACGCCGGTGCTGGCATCGTCATGTACAGCCGCATCCTCGATGGCACTTATCCCAACGTGGCAGCGCTGATCCCCACCAGCTTCGAGCACGCCATGACCATGGACCGGCACCGGTTCACCCGATGCCTAGAACGCGTCGCGTTGATCGCTGAGGCTCACAACAATGCCGTCAAACTCACGGCAAAAGGTGGTGCGCTCACAATCACCGCCGAGGCCGATGCCAACAACGGCAAAGAGCTGATCACCTTCGAGGGCACTGCCATTGGCTCGTGGGCGTTCAACGTGCACTACCTGCTCGATGGACTGAAGGCCATGCGGCAAGCAGAGACTGTTACAATGTCGGCCAATAGTGCAACAACGCCAGTCGTGCTGAGGCCGACTAGCATGACAGAGCAGACGTATCTCATCATGCCAATTCAAATCCGGGAGTAATACAATGGCGCGCAAAAGCACCAAAGACGAGATCCAAAACCGGGTCAATGAAGTTTATGGTTTGCTTTTGCGCGCCTGGAATCATCATCAGATCGTTCAGTACGGTTCCGAAAAGTGGGGGGTAAGTGATAGACAAGTGCGCGATTATTTGGCCGCAGCGCGTAAGCTGTTGGCGCTTGACGCTGAGTTAGCTCGTCCCCAGTGGCTTGAAGGCGCATTAGCGCGAGCGCTGGAGTACGAACGCCGGGCATCTGAAAAGGATCAGCTCAACACTGCGTTGATCGCGCTTGAGAAGCAGGCTCGGCTCTTGCAGTTTGAGATGTCATGAGCCTGTTGGCAGGCATTTGCGAGGATGTGCCGCTGTTGTCGTTCCTGCAGCAGCAGACGCCTGAGGACACCGCAGACCTGATCACCCGCATCCGCAGTGACCTGCACCCTGGGCAGCTTGCGTTTGTTGATGACACCGCAACGCAGATCATCGGCATCAGCGCGGGCTATGGCGCGGGCAAGACACGAGCGCTATGCGCTAAAGCGGTAATGCTGGCCGCGGCCAATCAGGGCTTCATCGGCGCGGTGATGGAGCCCACTGGTCCGCTTATCCGGGACATCTGGCAGACGGACTTCGACGACTTCCTTGATGCCTATGGCATCCCGTACACGTTCAGGGCTAGCCCGCTGCCGGAGTACATGCTGCACCTTCCAGGCGGTGACACCAAGATCCTGTGCCGCAGCTTTGAGAACTGGTCGCGCATCATCGGATTGAACCTTGCTTGGGTGCTCGCTGACGAGATCGACACCGTAACGCCCAGCATTGCTAATAAGGCATTCCCCAAGATCCTTGGTCGCTTGCGTTCAGGCAACGTCCGGCAGTTTGGTGCTGCATCCACGCCGGAAGGGTTCCGGTGGATGTGGAACACTTTTGGCAGTGATGAGGCAAAGCAGCGTGATGACCGGCATCTCATCAAAATGCGCACGGCGGACAACCCGCACCTGCCGCCGGACTTCATCGAGCGGCTTGAGGCCAACTATGACCCCAGCCTGCTGCGCGCATACCTCGACGGTGAGTTCGTCAACCTGACAACTGGACAGGTGTATGACCGCTTCGCCCGGGCGAAGCATGTCACAACCACAGTGCCAGACATCACCCGCGAGCCGATCCGCGTTGGTATTGACTTCAACGTTGGCAACATGTCTGCGGTGATCGCTGTGCGGCTGAACAACGGCCTGCTGGTGATTAACGAGATCGCCGGTGCGCATGACACCGATGCACTGGCGCAAGAGATCCGCCGCCGGCACCCGCAGCAGCAGATCTACGTCTATCCCGATGCCAGCGGTGGCAGCCGCAGCACCAACGCGAGTCAGACCGACATCCAGATCCTTGAGTCCTACGGCATGTCGAACCAGTCACCACGCAGCAATCCACCAGTGCGTGACCGGGTAGCAGCCGTGCAGGCACTGTTGGAGAACGGCAAAGGGCAGGTGCGGCTGCAGGTGGCGCAAGGCTGCCGCCGCGTGATCGAGTGCCTAGAGCTGCAGTGCTACACCGATAAGGGCGAACCGGATAAGGACGCCGGCTTTGACCACATGAATGATGCACTCGGCTACCTGGTGTGGCGTGAGTTCAACCCATTGCACGCCGGCGCTGGGCGCGGCACGGGCGTAAGGCTCTACTAGGGTTGACCACGGCGGCAATGGGTGGTATCTTGGGTGTGTCCACCGGATTCCAACCATGATCAACCGCATTAACAATGCCATCTGCCTGCTGATGGTTACCGCCGTCTTTGCCATGATCGGCATTGAGGCCGGCAACCACACAGCACCAACTCACAGCGGCACTCAAGCCGTAAGCTATAGGCACCGATAGCATCTACGCGCTGTGTATAGCGGTTACAACTTTTACGACCGTCCGCTTGCGCAGCGCACCGTATCTAGGGTCAATGACCCCAACACCAGCTGGTATGCGCAAGAGCCGCATTGGATCCTGATTGAGGACCTGCTTGGCGGCACCTATGGGATGCGCAAAAAGCATCGCCGTTACCTGCCGCAAGAGCCACGCGAGCTGGACGAGTCCTATGACAACCGCCTAGCCCGTAGCGTCTGTCCGCCGTATTACATCCGCCTTGAGCGCATGCTGGCTGGCATGCTGACCCGCAAGCCCATCCGGCTGGATGACACCGCTGACATCATCCGCGAGCAACTGTTTGATGTAGACCTACAAGGTAATGACCTCAATGTCTGGACCTATGAAGCCGCTCGGAAGATGGTCCGTTATGGCCACATTGGTACATTGGTGGATGCACCAGCTAATGGGGGTCGTCCCTATTGGGTGACCTACACGCCCCGGCAGATCCTTGGCTGGCGCACCGAAACGCAAGAAGGCAAGCAAGTGCTAACCCAGTTGCGGCTGGCCGAGGTGGTCACGGTGCCCGACGGCGAGTTTGGCGAGAAATCCGTCGAGCAGGTGCGAGTCCTGACGCCTGGCGAATATCGCATCCACCGCAAAGCTGATAGTGGCGAGTTCACCGTCGTTGATGAAGGCCGTACCAGCTTGAGTGATATTCCATTCAGCATTGCCTACGCACAGCGGCATGGCTTCATGGAATCAAGGCCGCCGCTTGAGGACATCGCCGAGCTGAACCTGAAGACCTACCAAGTGCAGTCGGACCTCGACAACCAACTGCACATCTCGGCGGTGCCAATGCTGGCGTTCTACGGGTTCCCATCAAGCGCCGAGGAGGTATCAGCAGGACCGGGCGAGGCGATCGCGTTCCCGGCTGAAGGACGCGCTGAATACATCGAGCCGGCAGGCAAGAGCTTCGAGTCGCAGTTCCGCAGGCTTGAGCAGCTTGCGATGCAGATCAACGAGTTGGGCCTGTCAGCAGTGCTAGGTCAGAAGCTGAGCGCCGAGACCGCTGAGGCAAAGCGCATCGACCGCAGCCAAGGCGACAGCACCATGATGGTGATCGCGCAGAACATGCAAGACATGATCGACAACTGCCTGCAGTGGCACGCCACCTACCTAGGCAATGCCGCAGCCGCAGGCAGCAGCTACGTCAACCGCGACTTTCTCGGCGCACGCCTTGAGCCCGCAGACATCAACAGCCTCCGGGATCTGTATGTGGCAGGCGTCATCAGCCAAGAGACCTTGCTGCGTGAGTTGGCCGAAGGCGACGTGCTAGGCGATAACTTTGATGTGGATGAAGAGCTGGAGTCGACCTCTAATGCGGGACTTGATCTACCGTCTGCTGGACCGGCTGACAGACTGGCTAGTGGACCTGATGATATGGATGGAGCCGAAGAAGCCCAGTAAGCAGGAACTTGACTACACCGTTTGCGACCTGCCTGATGAGGTGCTAGCTGTCATCCGGCTGACATGGTACAAAAACGGCAAAGCCGATGAAGTAGACGAGCTGCGCATCATGGAAGACGGCCAGAATGGTTACGACGCCTTCGCTGCAGCAGTGCAAGGCGCATTAACTCGTGGCGCGAATGTAAGCATCAGGTCTGGATACGCGCCGCAGCAATTGGGTATCATGTAAAAAAAGAGTTATTACCATGGCTGTTCGCAATCAAACCCGTGACTCTCGTGGTCGTTTTGCCGGTGGTGGTACTGGTGGAATAATTAGTCGTCCAAAACCACCAAAACCTCAGCCAAAAGGCGGCAGCATGACGCGTGCATTGCGTCGCGGTCAGCGTGATTTATACAAGGCTGAGCAAATGCGCGTGCAATCATTGGGAGGCAATGTTGCAGGTATGCGCATTATTCGTCGTAACATTAAAAAAGGAGCCAATGAAAAAACTGCGGCATCTAGTAAACAAAGCCAAGGATCCGGCAAGGTATCGGACGCATTGCGGGGCACCTTGCGTCAGCTTGCTCAATCTGATGCAAGGTACTTTCGTGAACTTAACAACATTGTTGGTCAGCCAGCAAGTGCAGCACGTCGTGTCGCGGGTACTCGCAAGCCATCGCAAAAGCGTCTTAAAGGCGCATGAGTACGCCAGAAGCGCTATACCGCAACGCCATTGACCTGAATAGGTTCAGCAATAGCGTTGCGCGGCGCATCATCAATGCCTACAACGACATCATTATTGATGCAGTCAATCAACTGCGGACAATTGATGAGCTAGCCGCGCCGGTCAAAGCTGCCAGGCTGCGGGCGATCTTGGCGCAATTGAAAGACAGCCTCGGCACATGGGCAGGTGATGCAACGGAGATCACAGCAGCTGAGCTGCAGGGCATCGCGCAGTTGCAATCTGAGTTTGTGGCCGATCAGCTACGGCGTGCATTGCCTGCTGGCGCTCGTGATGCAGTGCGCACCGTTGAAATCAGTCCGCAGTTTGCGCAGTCGGTGGTCACGACCGATCCAACGCAGATCAACGTGGTCGCGCTGTCGGATGATCTGTTTGCGGCAGTGCAAGGCGCACCGGCTACGTTCAACCTGACCGCTGCGCAGGGCGCCACCATCACGTTGCCCAATGGTGAAGTGGTCAGCAAAGCGTTTCGCGGCATTGCCGTGGATCAGGCGGAGCGGTTCTCGCAGGTGGTACGGCAAGGGTTGCTGACCGGCGAGCCGACACCTGCCATTGCTAAGCGCCTGATCGGCAGCCTGCAGTTTGGCGAGGAGGCCAAAACCGTTAAGCAACTCATCGCTGCAGGCGGGCAGGCAACAGCAGTGGCGGACAACCAGGTCATCGCCCTCGTTCGCACCAGCATCAACCAGGTGGCCAATACCGCCAGCCAGCAGGTGTACGAGGCGAATCAGGACATTACGCCGCGTTACAGGTACGTCGCCACGCTCGACATCCGCACCAGCGCGATCTGCCGGGCGCTTGATGGCCGTGAGTTTGAATACGGCAAAGGACCAACGCCGCCGCAGCATTTCAACTGTCGCAGCACGACCGTGCCGGTGATTGACTACCAAGCGCTTGGGTTCACGCCACCACCAGCAGGCACCCGCGCCAGTGCCGATGGGCAGGTGCCGGTTAACGAGTCCTACGGCCAGTGGCTTGCCAAGCAGCCGCTGCCGGTCAAGGCAAAGGCACTCGGTGCCAACAAAGTTGCCTATTTTGACAAGCTGTCGGCCAAGTACGGACCTAAGGACGCTATTGCCAAGCTGGTCCGTGACGATGGGTCAGAGCTAACCTTGGATCAGTTGCGGGCTCGATACGGTGCCGTTAAAGAAAGGTAGCTCCCAGAAAACCATCTCGGCCAATATCAAGGCTGAAATGAAGTCCGGCAAACCGCAAAAGCAGGCCATCGCCATTGCCCTGTCCAAAGCTGGCAAATCTCGCAAACCCAAAGGTAAAAAGTAATGGCTAAGAAACCTGGACTTTACGCCAACATCCACGCCAAGCGCGAGCGGATTGAGGCTGGCAGCAAAGAGCGAATGGCACGCAAGGGTGAAAAAGGTCGCCCCAGTGCTGCTGCATTTAAGGCTGCAGCCAAGACCGCTAAGAAACCCAAGTAATGATCACCTACCGCGGCGAGCAGTTTGAGGGTTACAACAAACCCAAACGTACGCCAAACCATCCGACCAAATCGCATGCGGTGCTAGCCAAAGAAGGCGAGACCGTCAAGCTGATCCGGTTCGGGCAGCAAGGCGTCAGCGGCAGCCCACCGCGCAAAGGCGAGTCAGCAGCAGCCAAAGCTAGGCGGGCATCCTTTAAGGCAAGGCACGCAGGCGACATCGCTAAAGGCAAGCTCAGTGCTGCATTCTGGGCGGATAAGACGAAGTGGAGCTAGCCTCCTCCCGGTGAATCCAGTCCTTTAGTTCAGCGACATACCACCGCAGGTCTTGTGCTTTGGTTGCGTGCCAGCCGTTGCCGGTGCTGCGGTACAGGTGCTCATGGCGATCTACTGCATCAAGGCACTGCTTGATTAGCGGATTCCATGGTTCACGGGTTGGTGTGTCCCATTCACGCTTTGACACGATCACCACGCGCCGTTACGATGGCAGCGTAATTAAGCCTGCGGCTTATCCATGTCTGATGAAACACAAACCCAGGAGCCTGCGGCTACCGGGGGTGACAATACCGACGCACTGCAACGCAGTGTCGAGGCACTTGAGCGCAAAAACAAAGAACTGATTGCTGAATTGCGCGCTGCTAAAAAAGCACCAGCACTACCTGATGGGGTAGATGTCAATGAGCTATTGGAGTTCAAGCGCAACCACGAACAGCAGCAGCTTGAGTCGCAAGGTAAGTATCAAGAGGCGCGACAAGCTCTGGAGCAGCAGTTCCGTGAGGCGACGGCGGAAAAGGACCAGCGCATCGCAACCCTTGAAGCGCGAGTCCGCGAACTGGAGCTGGTCACACCAGCAGTAACGGCGCTGGCTGACATCGTGCATGACCCCGACATGGTGCTAAAGACCAAACTGAGCGCCGACCAGATTGAACGCGACCCAGACGGCACTGTCGTCGTGGTCGATGGCTATCAACGCACGCCCGTTAGCGAATGGGCCAAGACGCTGCCAGCTTGGATGCAAAAGCAACCTAAGCCGCAAGGTGGCGGTGCCCCTGCTGCTGGTGTAACAACCAACAGCATCCCGCCGGGCATGGCCAATCCGTTCAACAGGGATACATTCAATCTGACAGAACAGGCGCGGCTGTTTCGTACAGACCGTGATTTGTATGAACGTATGAAAGCAACAGCTAACCGCTAAGCTATTTGCAACCGGCTGCGCTGGTGCATTGGGCTGCGCCCACACCGTAAACCATTCCCCCGAGATGAATCATGGCGACTCTTCGCTCTGACATCATCATCCCAGAGGTTTTTACGCCTTACGTCATTGAGCAAACCACGCAGCGTGATGCCTTCTTGGCTAGCGGTGTGGTTCAGCCCATGGCGGAGCTGAATGCAACTGAGGGTGGTGATTTTATCAACGTCCCTTTCTGGAAAGCCAACCTGACCGGTGATTTCGAGGTGCTGACTGACAGCACTTCGCTGACGCCTGGCAAGATCACTTCTGACAAGCAAGTCGGCGTTATCCTGCACCGTGGCCGTGCCTTTGAGTCACGCGACTTGGCAGCTCTTGCTGCTGGCGCTGACCCCATGGCTGCTATCGGCGCCAAGATCGCTGATTACGTTGCCAACCAGCGCCAAAAGGACCTTTTGTCCTGCCTCGGCGGTGTGTTCGGCAGCCTAGGTTCTACCTCCAGTTCTGCTGCTTTCTTTGGCCTGACCATTGACGGCGAGTCTGGTGATACCCCCACCACGCTGAGCCCCCGTCACGTTGCCGAAGCCCGCAGCCTGCTGGGTGATCAAGGCGACAAGCTGGCCGCTGTTGCCATGCACTCCAAGGTCTATTACGACCTGGTTGAGCGCAAGGCGATCGACTATGTGACCGAGACAGACGCACGTCTGACCTCTAGCGTCACTGACTTTGTCGGCGGCAGCATTGCTGGTGCCTACGGCCCCGTGAGCGTGCCGACCTACATGGGTCTGCGCGTGATCGTGTCTGACGATGTGCAGACCGACGGCAGCGGCAGCTCGACTGAGTACGCCACCTACTTCTTCACCCAGGGTGCTGTTGCTTCCGGCGAACAGCTGGCAATGCAGACCGAAACCGATCGTGACATCCTCGCCAAGAGCGATGCCATGTCGATCGACCTGCACTACTGCTACCACCCGGTTGGCGCTAAGTGGACTGTCGGCACTGTCAACCCCACCCAGGCTCAGCTCGAGACGGTTGGCAACTGGTCGAAGGTGTACGAGCTGAAGAACCTCGGCATCGTGCGCGCCACCAACACCTCTAACTTCGATTGAGGTAACTAACCATGGCACAACCTTCCCAGTTTGAACTGTCTACAGAGCAGTATCTTGAAGCCACTTTTTACGGGGCATCCTCGATTGCCGACGTGCAATTCTGGACTGCTCCCGTTAAGTGTGAAGTGGTGGCAGTGCGTGAAGTTCACGCAACTGCCGGTAGCGATGGCAGCGCCGTAACCGGCACCGTCCGTCGTTGCCAAGGCACTGAAGCCGCCACCGCTGGCGACGATCTGCTGAGCGCCACCATCAACTTCAAAGGCACTGCTCTTACCGAGCAGACTCCTGCCTTGACCACGACTGCTGCTGACCTCGTTCTTGAGGTTGGCAACCGGCTGTCGCTGGACGTGACAGGTACTACCACCGCCTTGGCTGGTGTGATCCTGACCGTGCTGCTTAAGCGCGTCTGATGGGGCTGTTCGCTTTCCGGCGACTGCGTGAAGCCGAGGCTGCCTCTTCGGAGGTGGCCTCTCTTTCTATGCCAGAGCCTAAACTAGACATACCGGAGGTGCCCACGGATGCCAATAGCAATCGACGCAACAGTGGGCGGCGCAAACGCCAACAGCTACCTGACGCTAGCAGCAGCGCAAGCGATCATTGACGGCTTTGTGCAGGATGCTGATGTCACAGCATGGGCATCGGCTACCACTGACCAAAAGAACCGGGCACTCTTTACCGCGACGCAACGGCTAGACCGCGAGCGGTTCCGTGGCGCACGGGCGACCGATACGCAGGCGCTGCAGTGGCCGCGTACTGGCGTGCGCAAGCCTGACACTTACATCAACACCTATGCGGTTGGATTCCCGTTTCGCATTACTACTGATTATTTCACTGATACCGAAATTCCAACGCAAATTCAGTACGCGCAAACCGTGCTAGCGGTATTCCTCCATAACAACACCAGCGCGCTTGGGCTAAGCGGGCTTGAGGACTACAAGAACGTAAAGATCGGCAGCCTTGACGTGACGCCTAATCTTGGCTATGGCGCCGTTGGCGCTGATAAGGTGCCACCGCTGATGGAGCGTTACCTGACAGGGCTTAGAATAAGTGGACCTGGTAACGTTGCAATTCGCCGGAGCTAATCATGCCTGATCTTATTTCTCCTGCCGGCGGTGACATTGGCCTACAGCGTAGGTCTGACGGCAGTTATGCAAGCCTTGTGGCAGGCGGCGCCTACCGCACTACTGCCACTATTACCCGTCCATCTAACACCACCGCCTACACCGCTGGCGACGTGGTTGGGGATACCGGCGGCAGTGCAATCATCAGCCTGACCGCTGCTGGCCCAAGTGGGGGCTTTGTGCTAATCCAGAGCCTGTCGTTGGTGCTTAGCGACAGCACGGTGCCCAGCGGCATGGGCGCGTTCCGGGTTCACTTGTACTCCGCCAGCCCTACCGCCATCGCGGACAACGCCCCCTTTGACCTGGTCAGTGGTGAGCGGGCCAGCTACTTGGGCTTTGTTGACCTGGCGGCCCCCCAAGACCTCGGCAGCACCATCTACACGCAGGTCGATTACCCCGGTCGTCTGGTCAAGCTGGCCGCTGCTAGCACCAGTTTGTTTGCTGAGATCGAAACCCGTGGTGCATATACCCCGGTAAGCGCAAGCACTGTTGAACTCAGGGTCAACACCCTGGAGGCTGGACTCTGATGCGAGGCTCTGCAGCGTTCCGGGCAGCAGTAGCACCTGGTGGCGTACTAGCTGGCCCATGGGTCAAGAATGAACTATGGCGTCGTGCGCGTGCAGTGCCGTCACTGGATCTGCGCTTTGCTGATGACAAGAGCCTGACGGATGCAGTTACTGGGCAGCAGCTCGTCACCTTCACCCGCGCCAGCAGCGGCACGTACGTGGGCAGCGACGGGCTGATCAAGACCGCGACGACGAATTTGTTGCTAAGGAGTGAGGAGTTTGGAACACACTGGACGTTGGTCACTGGAACCATTTCGACAGACTCAGCAACATCTCCGAATGGTTCAGTTACAGCAGACAAGTTAATTGCTACAAATGGTGGACCCAGTGGGCAAGTCGTCCAAGGCGTCACGATTGCTTCTGGCGCAACAGTTACAGGGTCTGTTTATATAAGAGCTGGTGGATTTGATAGAGTTGAGCTGGTCCTTCTCTCGAATAACAACACCACGCCATACGCTCGCGCAACTTTTGACCCAAGCATTGGAACAATCACAACAGCGGTAACAACTGCAAATGGTGGAACAAATGCCTCTGCTTCGGTAGTAAGTGCAGGAAATGGCTGGTATAGATGTGTTGTCACGGTTACCTACCCTGCGGTTACTGCCGCCGGTATCCGGTTACATATCATTAACTCTGACGCGGGCAACGGCGATGGTGTCAAAGGAGTGTTCCTCTGGGGCGCCCAACTAGAGCAGTCCAGCACGGTGGGCGAGTACATCCCCACCACCAGCACGATCAACAGCGCCCCACGGTTCGACCACAACCCCACGACCGGCGAAAGCCTTGGCCTGCTGGTGGAGGAGCAGAGGAC